TTGAACTCAGACAAAGATATTCAAGTAGCCTGCAAAAACGCAGTGGAGTCACTAGAGTCCGTAATTGATTACCAAGATTATCCAGTCTTAGCAGGAGAAAACTTTACTAAAAACAGACGGTCGTTAGGTATTGGAATAACTAATCTAGCAGGATTCTTAGCCAAGAATAAACTAACCTATGACGACCCAGAAACCCCCAAGTTAATCCACGAAACGATGGAGAAGATACAGTGGCACTTGATTGACTCTTCTTGTAGGCTTGCAGAGAGGCTAGGGGCGTGTGAAAAGTTTAATGACACTAAATACTCTAAGGGCTTACTCCCTATTGATTGGTACAAAAGAACAGTAGATGACATTGTGAAGCCAGAATATAATATGGACTGGGAAGAGTTAAGAGCCAGAGTCAAAGAATTTGGATTGAGACATTCTACGCTATCTGCCATCATGCCGTGCGAATCAAGCTCGGTAATACAAAATAGTACGAACGGCATCGAGCCAGTTCGCCAGCTACTTTCTTATAAAAAAGCAAAGAATGGTGTGCTGAAACAGCTAGTACCGAACTATCATAAAGGTAGGAAATATTACTCATTGGCATTTGACATGCGTGATAACAATGCTATAATTAAAATAGTTGCAGTATTGCAAAAGTTTGTAGATATGAGCATCAGTGCTAATCTATACTATAACTACGACCATTACGAAGATGGTTCGATACCGCTTAGTCAAATAATCAAAGACAATATTACCAGCTATAAGTATGGTGTTAAAAACCTATACTATTGCAACACTCCTGACGGAGATGGTAAGTTAGAACAAGAACCAGTTTGTGAAGGTGGAGCCTGCGCGATATAATGAAAAGTGTTTTGAATAAAATGAATGTTGATACCCTTAAACAACCTCTATTTTTAGGAGAAGACTTGTCTCTTCAAAGGTATGATAAGTTTAAGTATCCAGTATTTTTTGACCTATACAAGAAGCAGCTTGAGTTTTTCTGGAGGCCGGAAGAAATTGAGCTTAAGAAAGACCGCAACGACTTCAAAGATGACTCGGTAATGTCGGAGAACGAGCGTTTTATATTCACTTCTAATCTCAAATACCAAACAATGATGGATTCTGTAATCTGTCGAGGAGTGCCCACAATTCAAGAATATGTATCTAACCCAGAATTAGAGGCGTGTTTGAATGTATGGCAATTCTTTGAACAGATACATAGCTACAGCTACACATACATCATTAAGAATGTATATCCTAATCCTAGTGAGATCTTAGATTCCTGCCTGACAGACAAGGAGATAGTAGCAAGGGCAGATGTTGCAGTCAAAGAGTACGACAAACTGAAAAGACTCAGCAACAGCAAGAAGATGGATGACGTAAAAAAACAAATCTACCTAACACTTATTAGCATTAATATATTAGAAGCCGTAAGGTTTTATGTATCTTTTATCTGCGCCTTTGCTTTTGCCGAGAACAAAAAGATGGTAGGCAACGCAGACATTGTTAAGCTAATCAAGAGAGACGAAGCTGTACACTTGTATAATACTCAAGAGATACTAAAAATTCTTAGGCGAGAAAAGTCTGAGGGGTTTGTTCAAATAGCAAAAGAGTGTGAAGAAGATGCAATAAAGATGTTTGAAAGCGCAGCCTCCGAAGAAAAGAAATGGGCATCATACCTGTTTAAGGACGGGTCAATCATAGGTCTTAACGAAGCAGTATTACACCAGTATATTGATTGGCTTTGTATGAGCAGACGAAAGGCCATCAAACTACCTTACGACTCAGGAATGAGGAACCCTATTTCTGGCTGGACTGAGCCGTGGATGAATAGCGAGGCAGTTCAAGTAGCGCCACAAGAACATGAGATTACCTCATACAAGATCGGCGCTAGTACAAACGACCTTGAGGACATGGATTTTGGAGACTTAAAACTATGACAGACGCAAGATTTGCAGGGAAAACCATAAAGGTAAAGAAGACTGAGCCGAATGCAATTATTCCAACGAGAGCTAATAAAGCAGATGCCGGATGGGATCTGTACTCTTTGACAACTAGATCACTTGCTCCGCAGCAGAGAGCTATCTATAGAACTGGAATATCACTGCAAATACCAGAGGGCCATGTGGGTTTACTGTGGCCTAGATCAGGACTATCCGTAAAGAGTGGCGTCGATGTATTAGCTGGAGTTATAGACTCTGGGTATAGAGGCGAGGTGCAAGTTTGTTTACTAAATACAAGCAATGAAGACTGGGTGGAAATAAATGAAGGTGACAGGATCGCACAAATCTTGTTTCAGGAAGTTCCAGAATTTCAATTACAACAAGTCGATGTACTACAAAATTCCGGCAGAGGCGCGGGAGGTTTTGGAAGTAGCGGCAAATAAAAAGGGTCATAAATGAGAAAATCCCGAAAGCAACAAAAGAACGATAGACGAAGAATTGTTCCCATAACAGCTAAGACTACAAACCAAAAAGAGTATATTAGAGATATAATAGAAAACGATGTTATATTTTGCACTGGGCCTTCTGGTAGTGGTAAATCTTATATCGCCGCAGGTATAGCCGCAAATCATATATACAGAGATGAAGTAGATCAGATCATAGTAACTAGACCGTTAGTGTGCGCGGGGCAGGATATTGGATCACTACCCGGCGAGCTAGATGAAAAAATCAAACCGTACTTACTACCTATGGAGGAAAACCTAAAGCACTTCCTCGGCAGAGACTACTACGGGAAACTTTTTAACGACGGTAGAATCAGATACGAACCACTTGAAGTAATGAGAGGCGCTACATTTCATGAAGCGTATATGATACTAGATGAAGCACAGAACTGTACTCTATCGCAAATAAAAATGTTCATAACTAGAATGGGTGAGAACTCTAAGGTTTTAATTAATGGAGACATACGTCAAACGGATATAAAAAAGTTTAGCGGTCTACTAGAATGTGTCGATAGACTTGAAGGGGTAGAAGGAGTGGGCGTCAGCCGCTTATACTACGAAGACATACAAAGAAATGGGATAATTGGCAGAGTCCTTGAGGCTCTAGAGGATGAGTATTATGATTAATTATGACTATATTTGTAAAAATTGTGGACATGAACTCAAAGATGTGTTACAATCTATTAAGGATGAACCACTAACCCTTTGTGATAATTGTGGGGAACATTCATTATCAAGAATTATCTTTGGGGGTAGAGCTGCTTTTGTGGAGAATGTATCTACCATTGGTCAATTAGCAGACAAGAACACAAGAAGAATGGGTACTTACCAAAGGTCGGAGATTGAAGCTAAAGCCAAAGAGTCCAAGCCAAAGTCTACCGAGACTATATACAGCAAACACACTACCGCTTCTAAGGGTGAGATAAATAAGATGTCAGAACAACAAAAACAAAACTATATCTTGAGGGGTAAAAAATGAAATACTTAGACCCAAATGTGAACAAGGCTCTTAATGACGAGCTGACGCAAGAAGAGGAAATGTTTGATAAATCAGGTGATCCCGTACTAAGTCAGAACGAGATGGTATACGCAAAAAGAATAACAACTGCGTCATCGGAAATGTTTTTTATAAAAACGCATGACAACACACCTTTTGATACATCGGGCATGTTTGCCCACAGAGAGAAGCATATAGAAACAAAATTTAAAAGAGTTTCCAAACAGACGTTTGATTTTTATATGTTATTTTTAAAGACAAGTAATTCACTATATTTAACAAGAGCGCAAAGGAGTTTTCTAAATGACTAAAAAAGGCCCACTAGGAAAGGCAGAAGAGTTCTATGTTGAGAACCATTTTACATCCAAGAGTGTAGATGAAATCGCAAAGGAGCTGGATAGATCCAAAACTTCGATTAACAAGTTTGTGGAAAAGTGTAAAAAAAACGCACCCGTCACAGAGTTTAATGCAAGCACTCAGATGGCAAAGCAAGAAGGTGTGACAGTTATGACTCAGAACGCATCTATGTTTTCTGATGAGGTCAAAAAGAAAGCGAAATCTAAGGTTAGGAGTTGTATAACAACAATTAAAGGAGATTAAGATGCTTATCTTTGGAACAGATGAGTGGATGGAGTTCTACAAGAAGGACAGATCTAGCATATGGATCAGTATAGAAACCAGCTCGGATACTATATACTTTAAGGAATCCGAACAGGGAACTCTATCTACTTGGAAAGACGCAATAAGCCATTGTATCGAAAATGGTTTATACCCTAGCTCACTAACGCTACAATTTAAGTCCCATAAGATTGTCACAGATCTATCTGGAACTGAAGGCGTGTACCTTGCTAAGTCTGCCATAGGTAGATTGGGGGAATCGAGAAGTAGAGATTGCATATGCGTTGGAGTATTGAAAGAAGAAATTGTAAAGAAAAGTATTTATATGTGTCCAGAACTAATCGTAGAACTGGAAACAGCAGATCATGTTGAAGATTGTATTGAAGAGGCTTTGTTAATAAATGGCGAAAAGCAGATCAAATAAAAGCAACTACGTCTCACCGTCTACTGGTGAGTTCTGTACATGCGCTCAGTATCTAGCTGAAGTTATGTGTTCCAGAATGGCTATGAAAGAAAATGAAGGATCTCAGTCCTACAAGTTCTGGAACACCAAGAAATGGAAAAAGACTTACGGCTATCAAGTAATGCTCGCTAACAGGCTGGCTAATAAATTTCCCTGTGCCGCAATAGTAAAAGCGATTAATTCAAAAGAGTTGTCGCATGTTTACTCTCTCGGCTATCCAAAGTTAGAGCAAGTAATATCTAAATATCAAAAAATAATTGAGCAACAGCAGGCCAATTCAGCTACAATAAATATACAGGAAAAACCGAAGAACCGTAACACGTCTTTCGGTAAGAAATCAGCAATGCAAAGATTGAGAGGTTTAGATGGCAAAGAAGAAGAAAACAAATAAGTTTACCGAAGATGTAGTAAGTAGCAATGTTGTCTCTACGTATGGAGATGTTGTACGAACAGGGTCGGAAGTTCTTGACAGCCTAAATAACCTTCAGGTCATTGGTATTTCCCCTGCTCTCGATATAGCTCTTGGCGGAGGACTGAGAGAAGGTAGTTGTGTTGTAATGACCGGAGACCCTAAAAGCGGCAAGACAACAACCGCCTTACACTTCGCTGCAAAGTGTCAGGCGTTGGGTAAGAAAGTAATTTATGCTAACACTGAAGGCAGGTTGGCAAAACAGAACTTTGAAGGTATCAAAGGCTTAGACCCAGACAAGATACTTATTGTGGAATCAACAGACGATAGAATTCTATCAGCAGAAGACTTCCTGAATATTATTGAATATTATATTAACAATGACCCTGAGTGTCTTATCATTGTAGACTCAATGTCAAACATGGTTCCCAAAGTTGAGCTTGAAGGAGAGGTCAGGACAGGGGTAAGAAACTCTCTGCCGAGACTACTATCAATGTTCTTTAAGCGTATTGGAGGATCAGTAACAAAGAATAAAACAATCATAATCTGCATAACGCACAATATTGCCAACACCAGTGGTAGCAGATATGCGCCCATGAAAATGGCTGACTGCGGTAACATGCTGCAATACCAAGCTGGAACCAATATGATTATCACGCATCGTGGTAAGTGGCAAGTACCTGCTCAAACTGGCCCGCATGTAGGACAAATTGCCAACTGGAATGTTAAGACATCAAATGCTGGCGGTATTCCAAACTCAACCGCAGAGAGTTGGATTCGATACGGCATAGGCCTAGATGAGGTTCAGGAAGTCGTACAGATCGCTTGTGAGTTCAGGTTGATAAAAACTGCTGGGGCTTGGTACACCATTCAGTGTGCGTTAGACGAGGTAGAAGAGCCAGTAGTATCAAAGATATTAAAAGAAAACGAAGTGGGAGAGAAAGAAGAAGACATTGAAAGGTTCTTTAAGTTCCAAGGTGTCAACAATCTCACAGAGTTTTTGAATGAGAACCCGCCTATGTGCGATTTCATCTATAGCAAGATCAAGGAGCTATTTTGAAGGTAAAAGGTCTCAACGGTAGAGAATATAATTTAAACCTTTCTAAGTACGATGTGAAGGCCAACGATAAAAGAAAAAGGTCTAAGCATCACGTTAGAGCTAGAAAGTTAATAAGGGAAGTCTACCATAGTTACAGAATTTTGGAAGAAGTCAAGCTTCCCGGAAGTACCTCTGCAAACAAGAAGTCCGTATTATATTTAGATTTCTTTATTCCTAACATACGGAAAGCTTTTGAGGTACACGGGAGGCAACACTACGAACACATACCATTCTTTCATAGAACAAAAGCTGACTTCATACTAGCAAAGGCTAGGGATGAAGACAAGATAGAGTGGTGCGAATTAAACGGTATTGAACTTATAGCATTGAAATATTCGGGGAGTGATGATGAGTGGAGAAAATCAATTAAAGGCATCTGAAAGACTAGCAGACCATATAAAGTCTGTTGAAGACTACATCAATATGTCAAATGTTTCCTATTCAACTTTTAACGTTGAGTATATAGTCGCATCCAATCTCACTAGAGATGACATGTCAAAAATGACTACGCAAGAAATGTTTGATACGGCATATCTCCTGTATGGCTATTCAACATACATTCAAGACGAGATAAACAAAAACAAAGTCGCTCTGAATTGGTGCGAAGACCAGATTGAAAAACTGGTAGCCGCCAACTTAAACAATTTTGATCAGTATACGAAGCATGATGTCAAAAGACAGATCATCATTAAAGAAAATACCTATGCCGCAAGTGTGGACTCAATGAGATCTGTAGCAGAGTCAAGGTTGCAGTCTCTAGAAGGAAAGGTATATGAACTTAAACGACAAGGAGATATTCTATTAGAAAGGGCTAAGAGACTATGAATCCAGAAGACATGAGCATAGAGGAGCTGCAAAAGCTACTAAATAAAAAGATGGAGGAAAAATCCGACGAAACACCTGATGTGTCAGATAATGATATAGCTGAAGACTTCACGGTTAGTAGGGCTCCAAGCAAGGCGCGCAAATCTACAGTAAGAGCATCCAAAAATCAGTTTGTTGATGAGGGTGAAGATAAGCATATTGAAACGCCGAATGTACAGGCAACGCCTAGAAACAGAATACCCCCCAAGAAGGTGCAGAAGACATGTCACGTTTGTGGTAAGAAGTTTGAAATATTAGCTTCTCTAGTAAGCGGTGAATATATTAGATGCAATAGATGTATAGGTCGTTAAAATGGAATATAAGTTGACAGATGTTGGGGCAGAACGAGCAGTGCTTGCTGGATTGTTTCAACATGGAATTGATGCCTACGTGGAAGTTTCGGATATCATAAGCCCTTCTTCCTTTGGCAATGAAAACAATCAAGCGTTGTACAAATGCGTGCAGCATGTTATTGAATCCAACTCAGAGGTTGACATTCCTTCAATACTCTCAGCGGCGGTGCACTTAAATCATGCTGATCGACTAGAAAACGAACAAGAAATAAAGTATGTTAAATCATTGTTTGATTTCCCAGTTAATCAAAGCAACATATTTAACTTTGCAGTGCAGATAAAGAAATACGAATTCGCAAGACGTATTAAAAAGCTATCCCTTAAAATTCATAAAGACGTTGATGAAATCAATGGTACTGAAAGTATAGACGAAATAGTGGGTATGCTTGAAGATCCAGTAATGGATTTTCTAAGAGAGGACGACGGAGGAGAACGTCCAGAAAAACTTGGTAAGGATGTGCTAGAGTACATAGACTTTCTTACTGAAAATAAATGTGACATAATCGGCATACCAAGTGGTTTTGATAGGTTTGACCACGCCATTGGCGGCGGATTGCGTAGAAAATGTGTTGACCTAGTTGCAGCTAGACCTAAAGTAGGCAAGAGCGTGTTTGCAGACAACGTAGCTGTAAACGTTGCAAAGCAAGGCACGCCAGTGCTTGTTCTAGATACTGAAATGTCCAAAGAAGACCACCTCAACAGGATCATTGCGAATCTTAGTGGCGTTCCTATATCAGACGTATCTACAGGAAAGTTTGTTGATGACGATGAGCAGAACCAAAGGGTTCATGAGGCTGTAGCAACAATAGAGAATATACCTTATAACTACGTTAGTGTTGCGGGAAAACCGTTTGAACAAATTCTTAATATTATAAAAAGATGGATCATTCAAGATGTTAAGATGGATGATAACGGCAGGACTAATGACTGCGTTGTAGTATATGATTATCTAAAGTTGATGTCATCTAGCTCTATTACTAATAATATACAAGAGTATCAAGCGTTAGGATTTCAAATTACTAACCTTCATAATCTAGCTGTCAAGTTTGATTTCCCGTGTTTATCATTTGTACAGCTTAATCGAGACGGGATAACAAAGGAATCGACTGATGCAGTTTCGGGGTCAGATAGACTTATTTGGTTATGTACGTCGTTTTCAATATTCAAAACAAAGTCGCCTGAAGAGTTGGCCGAGGATGGCCCACATGCGGGCAACAGGAAGTTAGTTCCCATTGTGTCTAGGCATGGAGCAGGACTTGACGATGGGGATTATATCAATATGAGAATGTTAGGCGAACATGCAAAACTGGTTGAATTAAGAACAAGGAACGAGTTTCAGTCTAGGCCAGAAGGAGACAACGGGCTTATAGATGAAGAAAGTTTAGATAAGGTTAATGAAGATGTCGAAGAACAAGATGGATCTGAAGAAGATCAAAAAGCTCCTTGGGAATAACGTAGAACTTATACTATCAGAGCTTGGCGTAGAGTTTGAAAAGAATGGAGAAAATATTACTTGTCCATGCCCCGTTCATGGTAGTGATAGCCCAAATAGTTTTTCGTACTCTACTGACAAACAAATATGGAGTTGTTGGTCACGAAGATGTCAAGACGACTTCTCCAACGATATTATAGGCTTGATTCAAGGTATACTGTCTAAAGAGGCAGACGGAGATGTTGGTTTCAGTGCGGCTCTGACTTGGGCTTGTAGGGTTCTGAATATAGATAACCACAGCGTTAATGTAGAAAAATCAGAAACAGTAGAGGATACCAGCTTTGTTAAAATGGTTAGAGTCCTCGCTAAAAACGAGGTTATTGAAGAAGATGTCGCTGTAGAAATTGATTGCAGTATGAGTCATCCTTCAGAGTATTTTACAAGACGTGGCTTCTCAGAGGGTACGTTGTTACACTTTGGCGTTGGCGACTGCCTAGAAAAAAGGTCGTCTATGGTTCAAAGGGCGATCATACCAATCTATAACCTAAGTGGTGACAAAGTTGTGGCATACATAGGCAGATCCACTAAAGACTACATCAACCCAAAGTTTTTGTTTACTAAGGGCTTTAATAAGAGAAAATATTTATATAACTACCATAGAGCAATAGAACATGCGAGAGAAACTTCAACGATGTTCATAACTGAAGGCCAAGGCGATGTTTGGAAACTACACGAAGCCGGTGTTAAGAATGTGGTAGGAATATTTGGTAAGTCCATAAGCGACAAGCAAAGGTCGATACTTGAGCAAAGTGGCGTCACAAGGTTAGTTGTTCTAACTGATAACGATCAGGCTGGTAGAGAATCAAAGATTCAAATACAGAGACAAATGAGTAGGATGTTCAAAGTTGTATTTCCAAGAATGTCTAAAAAAGATATTGGTGATATGTCAGTAGTTCAGATAGAAACAGACATATTACCTCAGTTGAAAGGTATGTATTAATGGTTAAGATATTAGGAATTGCTGGGAAGAAACAGTCGGGGAAAAATACCGCTGCAAACTTTATCAATGGCAAAATTATGAAGCAAATGGGTTTAATATCTGGTTTCAATATTGATAGTAAGGGGCAATTAATAATCCACACCTGCGTGAAGGGGGATGAAGAGAGGGCGATGTTTGACATAACTAGAAAAGACAGCTCTTTCTGTGAATATGCTCATCATAATTTATGGCCTCACGTTAAACTCTATAGTTTTGCAGATGGTTTAAAAAACTTGTGTGTTGAGTTCTTTGGCTTAAAGCCAGAGCAGGTATATGGCACAGATAAGCAGAAGAACACCACTACAAATATCAAGTGGGAAGATATACCAACTTGGGAAAATAGTAGCCTGAATGTCAATAGAGGCAATATGACAAGTAGAGAACTCTTACAGTATTTTGGCACAGACATAATGAGAAAGATGTATACCAACATTTGGGTTGACTATGCGATAAGCACGATAAAGAAAGAACAAAGTGAGCTAGCTATACTTGCCGATGTCAGATTCCCTAACGAAGTTGATGCAATAAAACAAGCAGGAGGGAAGGTTATTAGACTAACCCGTGAATTCAAAGAAGACGCGCACTCAAGTGAATGTGCGTTAGATAAAGATAGTTATGACTGGAATAACTTTGACTTTATAATTGATAATTCAAAAGGTAACACAGATAAATTTTGCAGAGAGTTAAACCTCTTACTTAAAGAACTGGAGTTGTAATGTTAGTTACATATATAAGAAGTTCAAGTTTTAATAATTATTCCTTTTGTCAGATGCAATATTTTTTGACATATGTACTCGGCCATAAATCTACTTCCGGAAAGAAGGCGCAGCTAGGAACAGTTGTGCACAAGGTTATGGAAGTTCTGGCTGGGTGTCAACATCTACAGCAAGACAATAAAAAAATGCTGCTAGAAGATGATGCACTAGGAGAGATTAAGTTTAATAGGAAAAAACTAGCCAGTGATGACTTTGTTAAAGACATATTAAAACAAAGCTATGACTGGTACACTCAAAGCTGTGTACACAAATACACCAAATCAGACTACAAGTTCTGTGAGGACTTAACTAGGCAAGCCCTGCAACATAATAGCGGCCTATTTGACCCTAGAAACAGAAAAATAGTAGCTGCTGAGCCTCACTTCGATATAGAAATAGATGAAGACTGGGCTAAGTTTGACTATGAATTGCCAGACGGCAAAAAAATTACAGGAAATTTGGCCATAAAAGGGACGATAGATCTTGTAACTGAGGTAGAAGATGGTATAATTGAGGTGATTGACTGGAAGACTGGCCAAAGAAAAGACTGGGCGACAGGGGAAGAAAAAACATATGAGAAGCTTTGTTCAGACCCCCAATTATTACTATATAATTATGCAATATCAAAATTGTTTCCAGATTACGAGCAATCAATTATGACTATATACTATATTAGAGATGGTGGGCCGTTCTCAATGTGCTTTGACGGCAAGGATAGAGAGAAATTCTTGGAAATGTTGAAGTTAAGATTTCAACAAATCAGTAGGAATCAAAATCCCAAGCCAATGTCTTACTCTAGAAACCACTGGAAGTGTAATAAGCTTTGTCATTTTTATAAAAACAACTGGGAAGGTACAGACCAAAATATGTGTATATATATAGAGGAGCACCTTAAAAAACATGGGATGGACGAGACAGTAAAACAGTGCACCGCAGAGGGATTTAGCGTGGGCCACTATGAGGCTCCGGGATAGGGAAATAATATGATTCAAATAGAAATCACAGAGGACATGAAGAAAAGAGCATGGGCCAAATCCAGAGAGATGGGAGTCATTAAGAACTCCATCATGAAGGGTGATGGCAATATAGCTGGCTTTATTGGCGAAGAGATCGCAAACGTAGTCATAGAGGGTTCCATAAGCAACACTTATGATTACGATATTGTAGATAACGACGGAATTAAGTACGACGTTAAAACAAAAAGATGTACCTCGGAACCAAAGTCATACTATGATTGCTCAGTTGCTAATTTTAATACTAAACAGCAATGTGACAGATACGTTTTTGTAAGAGTAGAAAACAAAAATAGACGATGGGGAAGAGCTTGGGTTCTTGGTTGGCTTGGGCATGATGAATATTTCGAGAAGTCCCGACACTTAAAGAAGGGGCAGATAGACCCCTCAAATAATTTTGTTGTACGAGCAGATTGTCACAATGTTGCAATTTCAGAACTCAACAAATTTAGGAGATCAAAATGTTAGACTTCATATACGACAGAAGAAATTTTTTGCGGGTAGGTAGTATTGGCGCTGGATTAAGTGCCGTTGGTTTGTCTGATTACGCCTTAGCTCAAGATCCTCTGTCGCATGAAGATAAAGCAGTTGTTTGGGTGTGGCTTGGAGGAGGGCCAACTCAGTTTGAAACATTCCACGCCCCTAACGACACAGTTCCAACTGAATGGCAACCAATTAATGGTGCTATCCATGATCCAAAAACAAATATCACCCTTGGCGCTGACTGGACAGAGCTAGCTAAACACACAAGCAAGCTCAATGTAGTCAACTCTTTTAGCCATAAAGACTCATCTCATAGGCAAGGTACTCACTTCATGATGACTGGGCATTATAACCCAGAAAGAACAACAACATCTATAGCTAAGTATCCATCTTTTGGTTCTATTGTTTCCGCTGTTTATGGAACAAATCACCCCCAGAATGGAGTGCCAACGTATGTCAAGCAGGGCAAAATAGAAGGTGATGAAGGCGCTTGGCTTGGTGGGGCATACAAACCTTTTGACCCATCAAATAAAGACAATCTCACACCAAGAATTGAAATCGACAGATTCAGCAACAGAAAACAACTTTTAGGGGCTATAGGTTCAGCAGCTAAAGACATATCTGGAACAGGCGCTGAATCAGTTGGGTTTTATAAAGGTCAGGCTTACGATGTTATCCTTGGTTCGGCCAAAGATGCGTTTGCAACAGATAAAGAAACAGAACAGACCAAAGCTCTGTATGGGTCAGAAAAAGCAAATGACATTGGCGAACAAATGTTACTAGCTCGCCGCCTTGTGCAGCATGGTACAAAATTTGTAACTCTTCATTATGGTGGATGGGATATGCATAGCAATATTTCAGACGCTCTTAAGAAAAGGGTATCGCCCATAGACAAGGCCATTGCAGGATTCTTAGAAGACTTAGACCAACGAGGGCTAAGTAATAAAGTATTGCTTGTGGTAACTGGAGAGTTTGGAAGAACAAAAATCAACGCCAACGCTGGCAGAGATCACTGGCCTGCAATCACGCCAATGATGATGGCCGGTGGAAATTATCAATCTGGCAGAACTATCGGCGCGTCTGATAGATCTTATAGTCCAATCGAAAACCCTGTAGGCCCACTTGACTTACAGGCAACGCTATTTGACCACTTTGGAATAGAACATAGCACTCAGCGTGTTGACAATGGCGGGAGACCAAGGTACTTATTGGAAGGTGAAGCAAAGGTAATATTATAA